CTCCTCCCGAAAGGGAGGAGCGATGTACATCAATGTTATAAACCCATTATATTTATGCTTCAATTTTCTGTGAGAGCTTTGCTCCTTCGGTTACGGGATATCTATTCCGCAGCGAAACCACTCCTCGATGCAACCACCAAAGTATCGGCTGGACTTGCCGCCGCTAAAGAACTAATCAAGACGATTAGATCAGATGATTCTCGCTTTTCACTGCATTTCAAGCATCGTAGTTCAGATGCAATGTCGTTATCCTATCTGTTCAGTTTACTCTGGGTGGATCTGTATCGTCGTCATCATCTTATTGATACCGTCGATAAATTGATGGTGGACGCAGTAATGCGTGATTCATTAGACCGTGCTCTCACATCTTTGAAGAATTCACTATCATATCATGGTTCGGAGGCTTCAGTAAATGAGACATATGAGATTTTTATTAAAGCGGGCGTTCAAGCCTACTTGGACGCAAAAGCTCCTACTTGGGATAACACTCTCTTGTCATTCTTTGACAGGGAGCATCGTCATCCCATCACTGAGGCGTACATTGAAATGTACCATGATTCAGTCGTCGGTAACGCTATGTGGATAACGAAGATGAAAACTTTATATCCAGAAGCGTCAGTCGATCTGTTTCCTGCGCAATTCAATTTCCTCCGAAACTTGTCGAGCGATGATTATTCGAACCAGCTCGTTTTGAAAATAGTAGGTGATTCACGTACCAATTGGTACTCTTATCTTCCCACCGCTATGTTCATCGCTTCGCAGGAGTTAACTAAGTCATATAATATAGTTCCTGCCATGCGCGTAATGGGACAGATTTCCATGAATGGAGTTCCATCTATAGTGATGGCACCTGCCGGTTATGCGTCTGCTAGACGAAAGGTGCACCAAGCAGGATTCATGCCTCCGCCTTATCTATCAAAGAAACATTTTCAATCGTTAGAACGCGAACGCATTCGTCTCGAAAAAGCACTTTTCGAAGCTGAAGAACGCGCGAAGACGCCAAACCAGAAATAATATGAAAGATCTCAGAAGCGGACCTAAGGAGCTTAGGACGGGACCCACATTGGTTACAGGGACGATAGACCTTTACCGCGAGGATTCTATTCTTCCGACCGCCTCTTCCGATAAGAACACCGAACATGCGGCAGCGCTCGTCTCCGCCGCGATCGTCGCGATTCCGGCTGTGATCATGGGTTCTGACAAGCTGGATAAGTGGACCAGTAAGAAGAAGAGCTCCGCCGCGACTCGATACGTTAGGGCCCTTGATCATCCTGAGGTGCTCTGGACCCTTGTTGCTAGTCAATTATTAGTCGGTAATTTTCCTAATCCGTTATCTGCGCATCAACAGATGGCGATCATGGACTCTGAGAGTCGCTTTAAAATAGACGCTCTCAACCCTTCTAAGGCGTTTGGTCTGATGCAAGTTTTTCCGACGAACGTGAAAAACATTGCCAATTGGCCACACGAAAGCAAGATGCGCGTCATCGCGAAGTTGCGTCCGGTCGTTAGATGGGTTAAATCAGTTAGTCCCTCGATCGGAATAGCGATGGAAGCAGGAGCGTGGCCTAAATCCCTTGCGGTCTCTGCCCCCTTATGGCAAATTCCATTTGTAGCCGTATTGTGGAATGAGGCGAACTTGGATCTCAACCGAGCGTTCAAGTGGAATGGAAAAGAATGGATTGCGTCAACTGAGGGCGCCTTTCCGGTACGAAATCGCACCTTTCTTGCTTACATGAAGGCTAACCCATCCATCTTTCAGAACAAGGATCGGGGCGAGACCGCTATCCTCGCGAATCTGTGGAAGCATGGTGGACCAAATGGGCTCTATAAAGACGCTCATCTGCACTACCTAAATAAAGAAGTAGACCATATTACGCCAGTAGTTGATGCGTTCATTAATCTGCAACAGCAGAACGAAGTTCCCGAAGTTTTAAAGACACTAATGCTAGAACTGTAAGATTATGCAACAAATCACTCACCTAGGCGATCGTACTGTTATCAGCCAAGATCGGAATGCTTACACAGGCACGTCCCACCAGAAATATCTGATTGCGTTACTCCAGGTGGTTTCCGCAATTGAGCAGGTTACCCAACATCGTTGGCGGTTAACATCGTTCATCCGTCAATCACCGAATCACAAAACTGCCTGTGCTTTAGACATTGCGCCGGACATAGCAGCTCAAGACGCACATGCTTATGCCGTGACACGGGGCTCTGATCCCGTCCTGTACAAGAGAGCTCCACTTGTGCGGCAGCTACAACGAGTCTGTCGTGAGTTTGTTCACGACAATTACGACGTGGGAATATTCATTGAACCGGATCATCTCCATCTTCAATTGTTTACGCCATCGTCGCCCACTGTAATGAAGGTATTCAAATGGAAGGGTCCGAAGCAAGTCTACGCAGACACGCTGGAGCGCATGGTTTTGCCCGTCACTGAGACTGGATATCCGTGCTAATTATTATTAATCAATTTAAACTTAATATACATGAAAAGGTTAGATCAAATTCCCGTATCGCAAGATCCTAGATTGGATCATGCCGACTTAACTCACCAGCCTTACCTGTTCGGCGATCCCGAATTTGGTGATTTCGAGGAGGATGGCGATTATGACGAAGACGGCGACATTGACGGCTCACTATACGGTGACCCGGACGTGTTATCTGTGTTCGATGAGACTTCAGGCGACTACGAAGAAGAGGGAGACCTCCGCTCTGCTCTCCAAGGAGCAGGTCGCTTCATTGGTAAGCACAAAAAGGCGTTCATTGCTGGAGGTGCCGCCCTGTCCGCTGGCACGATAGCTCTGCTCGTTCGAAAGAAGATGAAGCAAGCTGCGGCTAAAAAGCGCGTACAGAAAGCCCTTGCGCAACAACGATTCAATCAGACTATTCACAAGGCTGCTCTTGTTCAGAAATCGGTTGGAAAAATGTCTCGTAATTCACTGATGCGCTTCTTCTCTCTTAAGGGTGCGAAAATGAATTCATCACCCATCGACCCGTTGTCTACATTCGTCATCGACATGTTTAAGAACATGCTCGATCGACAGAATATGGATACTCCTTTTTATCAGGAAACTGCGATCGGAGTGTTCGCGGCGGGAACTTGGACTGCGACTGCGACCGGGGTGGTTGCTAATCGCTTCTACACAGGACTGATCCTGCAGATAGGAACAAATATCCTTAACGCTGCTCCCGGCACCATTATCAATTTCACCGGGACTTTGCCGACTATAGCAGGCAATTTGGTAATCGCTGCGAACCCCTTTCTTCTTACTTATGATAAGCAATTTGACGTGCGGTTCCTCTTCTATCCATGGCAACTGGTTTCTAACAAGGCATTGCCTGTGTTGGGTCAGTACTCTAATGCCACTCCAATCATTGCGACCGTCACAGGGATTCCCGCAGCATCAGCAGTTAATCTAATTGTACCAGGTAGCATTCACCCTTGGACAATCGCAATGCGGAACGCCCTTATTAAATAAGTGAGGACGAGTCGCGCGATAAATAGAGTCGATGCTTACTTAAACAAATTGAATTATGAATCATAAGTTTTATAACAACCAAGATGGGGGTGTATTCGATACTACCCGTCTTAAGCTCGCCCTGTTCGATGAGAATACGGTCAGAGATATTATCGCCCTTGTGAACTACAGGGGCGCCGGATTGGTGGATGACATTTTCCGTGCCTCCACGGAAGCAGATCCTCCACACATATTGGGCGTTCTAGGACCGGATTACATGAAGTATAACGATGTTCCCGGTGTCCTTCTCGGTCTCGCTACACTCATCATGGCCGACATTCGCAAACCGAAGAGAGGTCCAGATGAATACGCCGACATCCTTGCGGGAGCATTCGGTCTACCTACTCTCCTCGCTCGTAGATACGCCGATAAGATCGAATCTTATGACGCAATCGTCGCTGATGCGAACCAAGATCAGCAGACTGCTTTCACCGAACGTCTTCAGCAATATGTCAATGTATTGGAAGAGGGCGCTCGTCGCGTGGTAAACGGCCTTGCGAATACACTTGGCCTATCCACGATCTTAAATTGGGACCAGAGTCAAGACTACGACGTGGATTTCTTGGATGAACTGCACGAGTTAGGAGAAGTAGTCGCAAAGCTCAATAGACGCTCGCGGCTTATGTCGGGTCAGGCGCTAATTACAGCGCAGATGCAAGTCTTCCAAACTGGAGACATTGACGACGACGGGTTTGGCGATCCTATGGCCGAAATGGTGGGAGACATCCTATCCGCGGCTGGTTCCCGTAATTTACCTCCTTCTCTGACGGGTAATTTCAAGGATACAATGCTTAAAGCTCGATTGGCGTCTTTGAATATGGGCAAGGAGTTGTTCAACCATGCAGGTGTGGAGGTTTCTCCATCCAAGCAGATCAAATCCGCTCCGACCTCATCAGGCGGGAAGAAGCTGAAAAAGATTATAGCAAGCGTATTTAAGAAAAACCCGCTTGTAGCGACCTTGATTGGGGCTTCGAAAGCGTTTACCGGATCGACGAAAGGCCTAGCTAAAGCCGCTTCGAAGAATTCCTCGGCGACTGGGGATATTGCCAGTTTATACGGGGATATCTCGCGTGAATTCGGTCACGATGTCGCAGATGCTTGGATAGGCGGAGACATCGATACAATAGGCGATCTCATTGAAGATGTGAATGGCCAAATGATCGGAGATCACGACGAAGACGTAGAAACGGGAGGTCTGTTTAACAAAAAGAAGAATAGACGTGCCGCTGCTAAGCAGAAAGCCGCGAAAGCACCTGCTAACATCGCCGCTAAGAACGTCGCTTTAAGGGCGCAATATGCTCGACAAGCCGCGGCTCAACGATCCAAGATCATCGCCGCGAACAGAGAGGCCGCTCTCTCGAATCAGTACGTGGACCCGAATGAATACTTCGGGACCATTGACCCCTCAGAAGGATTGGGTAACGAAGAATTTGATAATTCAGGATTACCATCGGCGGATTCGATGTTAGATACCGGAATGTTGGACTCAGAAATGCTCTCTACCGTTCCGGACCTTGATGCGGGGAGTGTATTTGATGCTAGCATGACGCAATAAAGTAAATTGTGTTTTATCATCATAGAGTAAATAACGTTTTATCATCATAGAGGGGAGAGTGCTGTGTGTGCGCTCCCCTTTATTCATTATACGATCAAATCTCTGCACGGAGATGAATTTAATCACCTGAAGTAGTAATAAATTTTTAACCCAAATTTAAATGCAAAAACTCAGAACGAATCCTTTACCTGGGAAACTCACCCAGTTCAGAACTGTCACCGCCACTTTTCCAGCGGCGCTCACCGCCCGGGCCCAGATGTTAGCGCAGTTACATGGCTACCCGCAACCAGCCCATGTTGTTGCCTCAGTCCAGCGCTATCTCAAGTTAGATGACATAAACTCATTAAAACGCGGCATCCTAAAGTTGCGTGATTGCGTTTATTATGCGTCCGAAGCATTGTCAGCAGTCCGCCTGTTCAGGGCAGAGAGGTATCAATTGCAGCTCGCCGAGGTCTTCGAGTACGTGCTAGAGCACGCGAAGGACTATGGGTACACGGATTTGTCACAAGAAGATCTGAATTTGGTTGCCTATTTGATGACGAGCGCTGAGGTTCAAGAGACTTCTTGGCTCCTCGAGCTGTCTCCCGAAGCGGACGCTAACACGTTCACCCGCCTCCTCAAATTATATGGTGCTGTATGCCAGCCCACTGTCATTCCTTTACCGATTTACAATAAAGAGTCCGAGAATCCTGTTTCTTACGATGCTACTTTCGTCGGAGCTGAGCCCATTTATTATGTGCCACTCAAAGACTCACTCGAGACGCTGTCTTCTATAGTCTCGCCTCCCGGGATACTGAGACAGGTCGGTCTTGAGCTCGCCTCTTATACAACGGAGGGTGACATATCTGAGAAGCTTAAATCACTACAGTCCCACCTGTCGCATGAAGCAAGCCTGTTCGCTCTCAGTGACATCAGATTGTTGGATCACGTTCTCATGCTGTTAACCAACACTAACATCTGGGACACATTTATCACTCCTAGAACTAAACCAGATCCGAGTCAGAACGTAGAGCGTGCCAATGGACTGCGTTTGTTCGCCGCTTATTTACAATCGTTATTGGTGTATCCTCACATGCTTCGTTACGAATTGTTCAAACAAGGCTATGAAGGACTCGAGAAGTGGCACGGATCTTTTCCCGCCATTCCCACGGACGTGCTAGCTAATTACGAGAAGTACATTCATTCATATGACTTCTTGGACGCCGCTAGTGACGCTCGCGCGCTGTATGAATTATATCACGTTTCGATGGATCCCAACTTGAACTCAGAGATTTACGTGCAGTTCCTAGAGATGACCACCCTCTACGGCATCGAGGACGCATTTGCAGGCACTACTGCGCTTGACACAGAGGTATCGACCATCAGATTGGAAAAGTTGTCTGAATTAGACAATCCTATGTATGACGCGCTTCTATTATCATTCCCAATGAAGAAGTTTCCTTTATTAGACGACATTCAATCCCGAATGCTTGAACGCGCCCGATTCTCATCCGTGTCTAACCAAATGTTCAGTGCGGTGATGCCCGGGACGAACCGTTTCTTCTCGGATGCATTCATCTCGCGACTTCATTCTCTAGGCTGTCGCATTCCTTTCGCCTGGCACGCGCAACTCCCTGCTTCGGCGTCTTATGATAGAGGCGCTTCAAGCATGATCACAAGGGGGAAATATCCGATGCGTTTCTTAGCACCGTGGGCTACCGCAGAGAATCAGTACGCTCTCCGTAATGACGAGATCTATAAAATTTTTAACGCGAACAAATTGGTAGGAAAATATCCATGGAAATTATCAATCGATGAGACTGTCGGAGAAGGCTTCAGGAAGTTGTTGAATCGTCAGTGGAAGTCTCTCTACCCGGCATCTATTATGCAAGGAGAACGACTCGTCGATACCAGTAGCATTCAGAATTCTGAGATGGAAGTGGAGCGATTGTTAGAGATGATGACAGGGGAACCATTCAATATGATACGCAAAGCGCTATTCAACGAACCTCTTTCGGAGATATGGGCTACTTTCATGTCCTCATTTTGCATGCTGTATAAGAAGACGAAGAAAATGGATGTCGGCGTCTTGATTTCCGGACAGGGCAACCCTTACGGCGTGACCTATACTCAATTAGCGGACATGCAGAAATTTGATTCCGCTAAGGATTTCATTCCCATTCCGCGGACAGATAATTATATTGCTTTTCTTAAGTTCATTCCTACTCCTGCCTCTGACATGGTAGTAGGAGACTTTCACCTGCAAATTCCATACTACTATTTTCCGGGGAATGGGGCGAGGATCGACGTGAAGAGATTAACGATGGCGGACGGTCTACTCCACTTTGGATTGAGACCCGTTATGCCGTTGCCCTCTGATCGAATGATTCTGTTTGATAAGTTATCGATTTATCGCAATGACACATTGTTGATTCAAGTCAGTAATCAAGCAAGTTACCGGACAGATCTGAGTCCCGAAGAGTATTTCAACGCGCCACTCACTAATCAGAAATGGCCGGGGGATAAGGTCGCCGCTCAGGTGGAATTCATCAGTTTGGGTACCTACGGCAGTTACCCAGCGGCCCCTCAAGCCTCTCCCGATGCCAATTCAGCGGCCGTTGAAATTCAGAAATTGGCTTCAGAAATGGAAACAGACATGGCGCAGGCTAATGCGGAGTCGTCCCTTAACAAGATTGTTGACCATGCAAATCAAGAAGCGGTCAATGAATCCAGCATCGCAAGGGAACTCAATTCTGGTGGAACAGAGGCTACCCCAGTACATAGCTCTAAAGACTCCAAGAAAGACAAATCACGCAAGAAAGAAGATGGAGATTCTTCTCTGGCCATAACTGTTAAATAAGCGGATATGAAGCTGGAGATTGCATCTGATCCTTCATTTGCTAGCTCACCCTTCCCTCTCATTAGCAGACGTCCTCAAGAGACTCTGTCTAATGGGACGGTGAAGGAGCTGCATCCTGGATCATCCGTCCCTGATTACGTAAGAATAGTCTATGGCGTCGATAAGATTGAGTCCGTGCAAGAGAACTTTCCCTTTCTGAATAGAGATGACAAGACGAAACGTTATGATCCTATTGCAACTGATCCCTTCGTTTTCAAAAACAAGGAATCTATTCGGAAGTTTCAACGAGTCGTTAAAGATCTTCTCACCTTGCTGACTGAGCTCTGGGATACATTGGGGTTTCCGATCAAGATGGATCCTGAGCGTCGGATGATCCTTCCTGACGGAGACGCGGTTTTAGCGAACGTTCTCGCAGGTGCTTACTCACCTACTCAGTTAGAAGATATGAGCTTCATTCTCTCTAACGTTGACATCTTTAAGAAAGCTAGCCTACAACGTACCGTGTTACCAGGTTGGTGGTTGGTATCGTATGATGGAAAGAGTAGCGGGCAGTCCAAGTATTTTAGTTCCGCAATTGAGACTCTTCTCGAGGCGTTCGTGACAATTACAAAGACGTCTACTGTCTACGGGAAATATTATGAGGAAACATTCATGAGCCAGAGCGATCCACTCGATACCACAATTGGGTTCCCTCTCTATTCATCGGAAATGACGAAGGAGGGTGTCCCAGTCGCGAAGCTGAAAATGCTAGATCAATACAAGGCTCTTCCCTGTTCGGCGAATTCTTGGACAGCCCTACATGCTGAAGTATCAAAGCGGGGTCGATCGGAATTTGAGCGACGCTATCCATTCGCGATCGCGCCCATTCGCCGTGTCCAACCTGGTTACAAGTGGGCGCACGTGTGGCGAGAGACCGACGCCGGGCTGAGAATCATGTATGACGTGAGAGGACACTCAACCAACAGAGTAGCGTGGATGGCTCCCTATTTACTCAATCTTCTCCTCTCCCCCATCCAGACACATTGGAAGACGATGCGAAAAATTATACCTGGCATATTTCATGATGGTGCGACGAGAATCAAGGACCTAACCTGGTTGAGAACCGCGAGGCCGTACATGATCGAGTCTGATTTCTCCAATTATGACAGGACGATTCCCGTTGACATATCATCTCAGTTGTTTGCCGGCTACGCTGACATCACAGACCGCAAGCAATATTGGGCAGGTGCTCTCGAACAGACGCAAAGCAACATACCTCTCGTGTGGGCTGACCACGTTTCAGGTGAGAGGGGCAGAGGCTGGGTCTTTACTCCTAAGTCTCTGGCCTTATTATCTGGCTTAAAAATCACGTCCGAGGTCGGTACTTTCATGAATTTGTTAGTGAACATTGCAGGCTGGCACGCCTCAGGTTATAAGACGAAGGGACAATCCCTTCAGTACCTTCTTTCCAGGGCAAGTGGATCCTATGCTCCTCCTGAGGTGTTAATCCAATCGGATGATACACTTATTGTTGACGCAGACTTGGGGCGTTTGCGAGATAAGGTTGCTGCATTCTCTGATGGCTCGAAGCATGCCGGCATCAAATCGTCTATTTCGGTGGGAGATAAGTTTCTCATGCGACATCTCTATGGTGGAGTCGATTCTCCTGTAGCTGCGCGAATTTGGCAGAACACGCTGAACAACGAGGACCCGGTCATCGAACCTCTCATCTTCGCAGTCGGTATGGCGATCCGGACGGATGGAATTTTGGGATTCAAAACATTCGACCCTTTTCAAACCGGGAGAAAGCGATCTATATCGCGAATCAGACTCGCAGTCGAGTCGCGGATTATCGACAGCCTTCTGGACTTTTGCAGTACAGCGGCCGTTCCAGTGAGATTCGTAATTGACTTCCTCAAGTCACTTCAGCTGGTAGCACAGAGAATGAAACGAGAAGGGGAGGGATTCGTTGCTGATGAGGACTTGATTCATGACGTGAACGCCCTTCGCCACAGAGCGCTGAAACAATTAGCTGATTCCCAATTGCAGAAGTTGAATGCGGCTAGCGGGGTTTCCCTCCTAGACGAC